TTAGATGGAGATATACACACAGCTAATCAAAAAGCTGCAAAACTTAAATCAAGAAATCAGGCAAAAACATTCATCTATGCACTCATGTACGGTGCAGGAGATGAGAAGCTTGGAAAAGTGGTCGAAGGAAATACGTCAGATGGTAGACGAGCTAGAGAATATTTCTTCGATAATAACCCTGCATTTAAATCTCTTAGAGATAGAGTTACAAGAGCAGCAAACAAAAAATTCCTTAAAGGGTTAGATGGCAGAAAGCTTTTCATACGTAATAATCATGCAGCTTTAAACACTTTACTACAAGGAGCAGGTGCTATTGTTATGAAGAAAGCTTTAGAAATATTATCGAATAGATTAAACCTTAGTAGTACACCTCATAAGTTTGTAGCTAACATCCACGATGAGTGGCAGATAGAAGTGTCAGAATGTAGAGCTAACAAGGTAGGACAGATGGCTGTTGAATCTATTATAGAAGCAGGTAAGTTTTATAATCTTCGTTGTCCGTTAGATGGCGAATATAAAGTAGGGAGGAACTGGAGTGAAACACATTAAAGAACAAGAATATAACTGGAGTTTCAACAGAGTAAATTCAAAGGGAGAAGTTCTGTTCAGTCACAGTACAGATGAAACTGTAGATGATGTAATTGATTTTTTAATAAATAAAAATATTGAATACACACTTACAGCAGGAGCAGGATGGACGATGTTCTGGGTTTATTTTAACGATCAAAAATATTGTTACTACTCTACCACCGGAAGATGGGCACCTTGGAATAACGGAGGTTATCCTGAAAAACACTACACATCCAAAGGAATAGAAGATTTTTATAATAGATTTTTATTAGCCGAGAAACCTACATTTAAAAGCGAAACAGAAACCAAAAAAGAAATAAAAAAAATTCTTGATGATGAGCAAATAGAATACAAAATAAAAAAAGACACGGTTACGTTGACTACTAAAGCTATTCTTAGAAAAGATGGTAGAGGTTACAGAAGAAGATATACATATGATTATATTATAGGAACTGGCAAATGGCGAAGTATGTATGTTGACGGTAGTTATAATGAAACTTACTATCAAGCAAGTAGTATAGAAAACTTTATTAAAAAAATATTTAGACCACAGGAGGAACTGGAGTGAAACACATTAAAACATGTTCAGAATGTAAAACAGATAAAGAAGCTAGTTATTTTTATAATAATAAAAATACCAAAGACGGGAAAGATGGTCGTTGTATAGAGTGTCAGCAGAAAAGAAATAAAAAATTAAATGCTGAAACAAACCACATTACCAATGCAATACATAACCCAAGAAATATGTATGTAAATGGTAAATATGTTTCTCGAAAGCACCCCTTTTATAAGCCCGGAAACTATAAAACATTTCAAGATGCAGCTTTTGAATCTCTAGCCAAGTATGCCATAACACCAGAAGGAGAAGTGTATATTATAACTAACCCTGCTTGGAAAGGCTGGATTAAAATTGGTATGGCTATTGATGCTGAGGACAGATGTAAAGGTTATCAAACATCTAGTCCGTTTAGAGATTTTAAATTAAAGTTTAAAAAATACTTTGATGATAGAAGAACTGCTGAACAAACAGCTCATACTTTATGTGCTAAGAAAGCAGAGAAACGTAAAGGCGAGTGGTTTAAACTAGATATAAAGACAGCGAAAGATATAATAAACAATATGGAGGTCGTTTAAACATGGCTAAATCAAAGAAAACCCTTGACACATTAGTCGAAGATATATATAATAAAATAGGTGTACTTGCTGACGGTGAACATATTGACCTAGACAAGGATACTATAGAACAGTTTGGAGAATCAATGAAAGAGATTCTTTACAAGTGGTCTCACCCTGAACCAAGAGGTGATGCAACTTTGCGTATGTCTAACATAGGCAAGAAGTCACGACAGCTTTGGTTCGATATGAAGTCAGAAGGTACTCCTGAAAGGATGCCACCGTCTTTATTCATTAAGTTTTTATATGGACATTTACTTGAAGAGATAGTTATATTTCTTATCAAGCTATCTGGACATACAGTTACTGATGAGCAAAAAGAGATAACGGTATCTGGTATCAAAGGACACATGGATTGTGTTATTGATGGAGAGGTTGTAGATATTAAGACTGCTTCTGGTTATGCGTTCAAAAAATTCAAGGATGGTACTCTAGCAGAGAACGATATGTTTGGATACATGGCTCAACTTGCAGGTTATGAACAAGCACAGGGCACTAGCAATGGAGGTTTTCTAGCTCTTAATAAAGAGTCTGGTGAGTTAGCGTTATACAGACCTGATGAATTTGATAAGCCGAATATTAAAAATAAAATCAAAGATATTAAAGCTGCTATTAAGTTAGACAAACCACCAAGTCTGTGTTATAATCCTATACCTGATGGTAAGTCTGGTAATATGCAACTTGCTAGAGAGTGTGTATACTGTAGACATAAGTTTGAATGTCATAAAGATTCTAATGAAGGTAAAGGTTTAAGAGTATTTAAATATTCTAATGGCTTAAGGTACTTAACTCAAACACCTAAGCCACCTAAAGTTATAGAGGTAACACAAATATGAGTGGAAGAAGATCAAAACAATTAAGACGTAGAGCAGAAGACTTACTTATAGAATGGATTAGAACTATGGTTCCTGATGGAGAAGACCCTACTAGAATTAAGAGACAAAACCTAGATGAGTTCTTACCTATGCAAACACACATCTTTGCAGGTGGACAATTTAGAATGAGTGCCTACACTTTGAAATGGTTTTATAAAAAAGTAAAACGTAACCCTGATGTAACACTGGAGAACATCAATGCCTAAAAGAGTACCTCGTAAACCGAGACCAAAGAAGATAGGAATACCTAAAGGCTATGATAGCATGTGGGAAGTTACCTTACATGAAACTATATTACAAGATTGGAAACATCACTATGAGTCTATTAAGTATATCATTAAGAAAGATTATGAAGTAGACTTCGCCAAAACAATAGAAGATAAAACTATATTGTTAGAAGCAAAGGGTAGATTTTGGGACCACGCTGAATACAGTAAGTATCTTTGGATAAGAGAAGCCTTACCTGCGAACATGGAGCTAGTCTTCTTATTCCAAAAGCCTTTCTCTCCTATGCCGGGAGCAAAGGTAAGGAAGGATGGAACAAAACGTACCCATGCTGAATGGGCTGAAACAAATAATTTTAGATGGTTTAGTGAAGATACTTTACCTGATGAATGGAGACATAATGAATTATAAATTTAATGAAGGAAAATTAATACAAGAACTACAAGAGTATATTGATGGTACATATGGTGAGCATTATGCTTCTGATAAGTATCAAGCTACAGATATCATCATTGACTCTGGACATGGAGAAGGGTTTACTCTTGGGAACATTATGAAGTATGCTAAACGCTATGGAAATAAAGAAGGAAAGAACAGAAAAGACTTGCTAAAAATCCTACATTATGGTATAATAATGCTTAACGTACATGATACAGAGAACTCATAATGGTAGAAGATAAAGTAGGAATAAAAGAATACTTAGGTATTAAAATTAATTACAGTAACGAAAAACTATTAGATAAGTTTAGTCTTGATACGCTAAAGGACAGATACTTATGGGAGAAGCGTAATAAAGATGGTGAAATTGAAGTCAAAGAAACACACGCACAAGAAGCCTTCGCAAGAGCATCCGTCTTTGCAGCCACCTACAAAGGTCACACAGATTTTGAATTGGCTCAGAGACTTTATCACTACAGTTCCAACTGTTGGTTCATGTTTAGCACTCCTATACTTAGTAACGGAGGAACAAGTCGTGGTCTTCCTATTAGCTGCTTTCTCAATTATGTACCTGATAGTCGTAATGGTTTATCAGATCATTATAACGAGAATATTTGGTTGGCTAGTTCAGGTGGAGGTATTGGTGGATATTGGGGAGACATTAGGAGTAACGGTGTTTCTACTACTCACGGTAGTAAGTCTTCTGGTTCAATTCCTTTCATCCATGTAGTTGATTCTCAGATGTTAGCCTTTAACCAAGGCACCACAAGACGTGGTTCTTATGCTGCATACATGGACATATCTCATCCAGAGATAGAAGAGTTTATTAACATGCGTAAAGAATCAGGTGGAGATATCAATCGTAAAAATCTTAATCTTCATAACGGTATTAACATTACCAATGAGTTTTTGAAAGCTGTTGAAGAAGATGCAGACTGGAGATTGGTAGACCCTAAAAGTAAAGAAGCTGTTAAGGTTGTTAATGCTAGAGACTTATGGTGGCAAATCATTAATGCTAGAGCAGAGACAGGTGAGCCTTATATGATTAACATTGATAGATGTAACGAAGCTTTACCTAAACAACAAAAAGATTTAGGATTAGAAATCAAACAGAGCAATCTTTG